CATTCTAAATAGACAATTTCCAACTTTAATATCATAAGACCAGAAGTTCTCAGCAACCTTTTGATTTGGCCATTGGTGAGAAAACATGAGAGTTGGATCTGATACAATTATGCCCAACTCTGATATCATCTCTCCGGCGACATCATGTTTAAAAACAACTAAATCGCCCGCTGTAAATTTAGGACCCCCTGAGTTCACGATAAGCTCCCACTACACTCTTCTCATAATAACATCAGGTCTTCCATATAAATACTGATTGTATTTTACATTTGGATTTATGTTAATTTTAAAACCATTTTCAGCTGTTATTTCCATATTTTCATTTGGCAAGCTTTTTTGTTGTGTGGACGGTTTTGAAGGATCGGATTCTGGGCCCTGTTCGGCCATTAAGTCTTCCATAGCTTCCGAATAAATACTAGTATTTGGATTAAAAATGTCTACTGCATCGTAAGTCCATTGTTTTGGCTTGTATTGCTCATCCCACTGATAGACTTCATAGACATCTGTAAATCCCAGTCCCCTATATAAACCTGATAGGTATCCATCAAAGTGATCTAACATTGTTCCACCCTTTTCTTTTGCAACATTGATGAGGTATTTTCCTAAACCTCTTGTGTCAGAATTGTTATGAACTGAGACGATATCATTACCGCCCTTTAGTGCGAATCCAGCATTTATGCCCTTAATCAGATAAAGATGCATTTTTGCTAATTCCTCTGCGGTGTAGTAAGTTAAAAATCCAGATCTCTGTCCGGAGTATAGAGACTCGTAAAATCTTTTAATAACCTCTTCGTTTGGGTTGTTCGGAAGACTAGCTTCAAATTCAAAGTTAGCCTCTTCTTCTTTTAAGATGTCTTCTCCATCAAAAACCGAAAGTGCCAACATTGAATTAAATGCTGATTCAGTAAATTCTCCGGTGCCTGTTTTGACTTCTTGCTCAAAAAGAGTTTTGTAGCGTTCATGCTCAATTGCAAGAATGTTCATATGCTCTTTGATGAGAGATTTTAGTTTTTCTCGTGATAATTTCATTTACAGTCCCCTCTGCTTATTTGGTTTTCACTGTCTAATCTTCCATAGACATAGTTTTCTTTAACGACGTAAATAGTTTCAGCATCCGATTTTATCTCTTGAACAGTGGTTCTCTCCACCACTACCGTGTCGCCAAGACTCAAATCAATACTGCAGTCATCAGACATATCGATAACATCTGCTATAACATAGGGAGATTTTGGGGGTTGATACTCGTCAGGCATAACAAAAATCTGCTTCTCTATTGTTTGCTCTTGTTCTCTAGGTTGAATTAATAAGTGTTTGTTAAATGGTTTTAAATGCATATAGCCTCCTGTAATAAAAAAAACGTGTTATACACATAGTATAACACGTTTTCAACTGATTGTCAAGTAAATATTTTACTTTTCTTCGTGAGAATTTTTAATTTCCTGAACTGTTGTACGGACCTCTCTAAGGTGTTTAGAAGCTTCCATCAAAGTTTTTCGAGCGCGAGGAGCTGCTGACTTATAGCCATAAGATCCAGCCTCTACTTTGTCTAGGTCTTCCATTACTTCTTTAAGGTCATGAATAATTCTCTCTAATTGATCTCTCATAAATAACTCCTGTTAAAAGATTTCACAGCTACCGCCGCCACAGGCAATCTCACCCGATAGGTCAGTTTCGTCTTCTGTCTCTATAACTAGGTTTAAGTCCACATTTTTAACTAATGCGAGCATCTTTTCGTAAGTTTCCTTCGAGCAATCTTCATATGGAGCTTGTACGTAAGTTCCTAAATCCATGGGCAAAACGCTCAAACCATTATATACACCTCGATTATTCCACATCCACTCTCCAACAGATTCCCACTCATCATCTTTGATGGTAACTGTTGCTGAAACATTGTGAGTGTTGTTTCCTTTTTTGTGTCCGGGTTTAATCCATTCGTTTGAAACCTTTTTTATCCGCTCAAGTAAATCAATTGCGCTTTCGTGGCGCGTTATTGCCCCTTCAGGAGCTTTCTGAGGAACAGATAGGATAGCAGTGTCATGTGGACGGAAACGACAGTCCTCAAGCAATTCAGGTAGATTCTGAAGCAAATAAGAATAGATAGCCTCATTCTTTCCAACACGAAGTCGTCGGATATAGTAGTCATTGTGCCATGCGTGGATTCCACTTGACGTGCCAAGAGTAAGTGAAGTTGTTCCAGCTGGTTTTACACATGTTTGTCGTGCCGCTGGTTTGATTCCAATTTGCGATGCTAAAGAACGATTTATTTTAGACACTTCCAGCGCAGCCTCGGTCATGTTTAAATTAAGAACTCCGCCAGATGCAATTCCAGTCATAGACACGCCAATAAGAGCATCTTTCTCTGTTGTTCGTTGCCACACTGGACGTAGATAGTGAAAGTCTGTGTAAGACGCTTGAAGGGTGCCTATGAAGCTTGCGGCACGAGATCTAGCATTAAATTCAGCTTGAGTTTTTACATCTGAGACGTTGATCTCAACTAAATTGCAGAATTGAAAAGGGCGAAGACCAATTTCACAACAAGGATTACATCCCCACTCTTTATCGTTTGAGAAATAAAATCCGGGCTCTCCTGAGCGAGATGCTTCGACACGATGCCATAAATTCATAAATGTTGGCTTGTCAATGCGATGACGCATTACAACTACAGAATTGTTTGCTCTTCCTCGTTGTGGGTTAAGTTCCCACCATGGACCTGCTTTTGCTGATAGCATTTCTTCATCATCAGCAGAGAATAAGGAAATGAGAGCAGCACGACGGATACCTCCCGCCAAAACTGCATCCGCAATGTGGCAGATGATATCATGAACCTCAATAGGACTGAGTTTGTCACCATTTTCTTTAGCATCTAAAATTCCTTCTACTTTCACCAAGCACTCTCGGAGTGGTTGTGGGCCCGGTGCTTTTCCACCAGACGTAACTAGTCTTGCGCCTTTTGCGCGGATATCTGAGAAATCAAAACGTAATTTTGAAGTGCCTTTAAAGTAAGACATAATCAATGCCTTTACAGCGTCAGACCACCCTTCAATTGAATCGCCAATAAGAAAACGACGAGTTCTTTTTGACGAAGGTCTATGTATCTCCGGTAGTTTTTCGACATGATGATTCTGAACTGAGTATCCTACACCAGTCCCTCCAAGAAGAAGAAACATGATTTCTCCAAAAATACGGGGATCGTCCGCAGGTGCATAAGCACAGTTAAAGATTCTATTGGGAGAAACTGCGATTGGTTTACCACCAAATTGCATTGATCTCATCGATGGCAAAACCTTCTTGTCGTAAACAAACTTGTAGTTTTCTCGTATCTCTTTTTCTAAATTTGGAAACTTTTGAATGTGCATTTGCATGTTTCTAGTTACTAATTCATCCCAGTTTTCTCTTCGTTGGTCGCTCTCTAAGAAACGAGCGTATTTCATATGTACGGTTATATCCGACAAAATCTTTTTTTCTAGATTCACATTGTATCGCTGTAATTGCTTTTTCATAAATTCTTTTTCTTCTATGGTGTATGTTGATGATTCTTCCATTTTAACTTTTTCCTTTTGCATATTTATCTTTTAACATTTGTAGTGCATCAGCGGTAGATTGCATTTTTTCTGCTGATTCGTCTCGATCCAAAACTTTGATTGTAACGTCGGACCAATCAACAAAAGCGTCAAACACAAGGCCATCTGGTCCGTTTCTATTTTTTGCTACAAACAATCTTCCTTTGTTTGCTTGTTTGTCTTGCACTGTTCGTGACAAAGAGAAGATAAAGTCAGCCACAAAGCATTTGTTAAACGCTTCCGAAATAGCCTCCATAGTAATGACTTCTGCATTAAGACCTCCGCGGTTAGTTTGAGATGCAGTCCAACAAGGGATTTCATAAGTTTGAGCTAGTCCTCGCAAACCCTCGTAAGTTTCTTCTAGCTCATGTCGTTTTTCTCCAGAAGAGCGAACAGGTCTTAGCAAATCAGCATAATCAACCAAAATCATGTCAGGCTCTATTCCTCGTTTTCTCAATTTTTCAATATGATTCTTGAGGGTTTGAACAGAAGCAGATTTGGTCGGATACTCTTTGATAATTAGAGTTCCTTCCAAGTCTTTTACCCTCGAGACAATATCTTTTTGTCTTTGTCTGTGTTCCTGAAGAGGAACGTCCGCAATGCAACAGTCAAATCTTTGGCCGACCACAGTGTCTTTAAGTTCGAGGGTATAATAGACAACAGTTTTACCCGCAAGTATCGCTTGAGTAGCCAAGTGAACGAGGACCATAGACTTACCAGCACCAGTAGGAGCAACGACGACTCCGAGTTCAGACTTTCCAAGACCTCCCTTAATGATTTCATCCATTCGAGGCCAACCAGTTGAAGTTGGATCTCTTGAAACCAATTCAAAACGTTTAAGCAAATCTTTGCGAAAGTCATGTCCAAAGTTATTGTCTGTTCCAAGAACTAAGGCCTCCTTGATCACTTTCTCAATCTCTTCAAAAGAAGAAGACTTGAGCAGGGATGCGGATTTGATCATGGCTCCCTTTAAAACTTGCTTACGACAGAAATCAATTGATTTATCTTTAATGAATTCTGCTTCCTCTACACCATCAGAAGTGTGGATGCGAGCATAAAACTCACGAACAGAGTGAGCTGTTGCTTTGTCATGGTGGTTAAGTTCAGTTCTCAACAATGTCATCATGACTTCTGAGTTTGGATGCGTGTTGTATTTGTTTCTGTAATTGATAAGTGTTTGTGCAAAGATTTGAAGATATTTCTTTTCAAAGAAATTTACATCAAGAACCTCCGTGATTTGATCGAAGAACGGTCGATCTTCCAACATAAGTTGGCATAGGTTTTCTTGAAAATTCTTTCCGAAACGCATAAAGGTTTCTTGTCTTTCATTGTTCATTTGTCCTCCAGTATTTTTTATATATGCTTAAATATAACCTAACATTATCAAGTTGTCAAGTAAAATTATCTTTTTATTCTTCGAAAAGCTTGTTGCAAGTCGTTAAAGTTGAGCGTGCCGGCATCATCTTCAAATAACATTTGTGTAAACTTTATTTTTTCGAAATACGGTTCAAAATCATCAATAGATTTCATGATGATTTCTCTATTCATTGGTCTGATGTTGGGGTGTTGTAATTGCATAATTGCATAGTTTTCCTTGATCAGTTTTTCATTACTTTCAATATTTTGATGTATCTTGAGCTTTTTGCTTTGCATAGCACAGTCTCTAATAATATCCGCGACAACGTATTCATCTTCACGAATGAGCCAAGGAAATCTTTTTGCGATCGTTTTAAGTCCAGCGCCCCTGATTCCCGGAAGATTATCGGAGGAATCGCCCGCTATCGCTCGAGCGAGAGCAAAATTATTTGGATGGATTTTAAACTCTTCAACAACAGTTTGCTCCGTCACCAATTTCTTTTGAATTGGTCGATATATTTCAACATCTTCACGACATAGCTGAAAGAAATCTTTGTCGCTTGAGATAATTGTCTTCTTCCACCCTGCGTACCTAGGGTGATTTATTACGAGCGCAATAATGTCATCCGCCTCAGTATAGTCTGCTACTAGTTGGATTATCGGCATCTCATTAAGATATTCCATGAGTCGTACTTGTTGGTAGCCTTTGTTTGCCTCTTCTTTGTCTTCTGGTATCTCAACCATGCGGCGATTGAATCTTACAGGTTTACGGCCACCTTTGTAATCCTTATT